TCCATTAGGATAGCAGAGGATTTATCTTGTCAGATATTCACGAGAGAGATAGACAACTTTATACTATTCACGACCTACTAGCCTGGACTCCTCCTTCCAACTATCGTATAATATCTGGAGGCGTTCTCAATGTCAAGAACCGTATGATAATCTTCGGTGATGAAGGCTCCTGGAAGTCTATACTTGCTCTCCACACTGCCCACTGTATTGCTAGAGGTAGCCGCTGGCTAGGTTTCCGTACTAACTCATCCAATGTTCTCCGTATGCAAGTAGAGCTACCTATGTATACTGACCGAGAGAGAATGGAAAAATATTGCTCAGGGAGCAAACAGATTTACTTCGCAAAGGATAAGCTTGTAACTGTAACATCCACTGAACTTGACCGTTTAGATACAAGAGCTACCAAGTTTGCCTATCCACTGGTAGTAAATCGTACTGAGCAGTTTATCCACATAGATGAGTCCAGCGGCTGGGAATCTCTGCGTAAGAATATCCAGACCTGCATAGCTGAAATGCCACTGCTACCGCTGGTAGTTATCCTTGACCCTCTATATAAGATGTTCAATCGAGACCTATCATCAGAGGTAGATGTCAAGCCTATGCTAGACAAGATAGACCTCGAAATGGAAGATGCATCTAAAGTTATCCCAGGAATATCCTTTATCATAGTACACCATACTCGTAAGTCAAAGACAGATGAGTCAGGTAGACCTATATCTATGGGGAGTCAGGATGCTACTGGTTCTAGAGCACTACTAAGATGGGCAGACACCATCCTCCGCATAGACCCAGACCCAAAGGACTCTACCTTTACTAAGGTGACTGCTACTTTCACTAAGCATCGTAACGCAGAGGATGTACTGCCTACACTGATAATTCGCTGGAATAGAGATACTCTGCATCCTCAGATACTGAGTCGCATAATGCCTAGATATGAAGAGGATGAGGAACTGGAGCTCCGAGGCGACCTGGATATGGCACTGTTGGAATAGTCGTGTTAAATAAAATAACATTATAGAATGTATTACATACATATATATTTTAATTACCAGGAGGTACTATGGAGGAACTAACTATACCGCCCAGCTACTACGGCAAGTCTGGCAGGAGCAGAGTAATCCGTATAAACAAGGACCATCCATTCTACCGAACCAGTAATAAAGGCAATATATCAGAGCCTCGCCTTATCATGGCTACCCATCTTGGTAGGAATCTAACTAGGGATAATATTGTCTATCACAAAGACGATGATAATAGTAATAATGAGATTGGTAACCTGGTAGTACTCACTCGCAGGGAGTTCGCTACGGTGAGGGACTGGAGAAGGCTGAAGAAGGCAAGGGAACGGATTAGCAGTAAGATATCTATCTATGAGCAGTATATGGCTGACGCTGGCATAGACCCTACTACGCTAACTAAGGACAGCCCAGATGATAGGTACAGGGAGGTAGATAGAGATAGAGAAGCCTATGACAGAAGCAGACATTATGGAGGAGGGGTAGAAGAATAAATAATAATTATGATATGTATATATCTCTTATAATGTTATTTATTTTAACATCCACTGTATCAGAACGCTGGGGGATTGACAAGAATATCGTCTATGTGGTATAATATAGGAGTAAAATGAAATCCCAGGAGGTGTAGTAGATTGAAGTAGTGGTATGCTTTATCCTTGCAGTTCTATTCTTATCAGTCCCAATCATCGCATTGAAGGTAATTAGTTATAGGAGGAAAAAGTCGAAATGGAAGAAGAACGAGTACCACAAGACCCACCAGAAGTTAAGGAGAGAGAGGATGAGGGAGAGGATGAAGGAGAGGGTGGAGGCAAAGATGAATGTAAAGATGAAGAGGAGGAAGAATAACGATGACAGAAGAGGCAGAGGTAACCACTAGAGGACTCATAGAGACTGACTTAGGTCCTTTGCGGAAGTTTACTGGAGTGCTTGACAGTATGCCTACGGAGAAGCAGACCTATGGGGAGGGAGAAAAGACAAGAACAACTACCCGTATCTTCGTCAACACCAAGGAGATAGAAGTAATTGAGGCGGCAGAGCCTTATCACTTCCCAATCTATACCATCCAGGTATCCCTGTCCAATAGGAAGAAGTCCCGCTGGGGAGTGTTCTCGGAGGGGACTCCGAAAGACCGCACCATAGGCTTTAACAATGTGGCAGACCAGCAGTACACCGCAGAGCAACTCGACCGAGACAGTGCCGAGTACATTAAGCCAGTGGATAGGATGGACTGCAAGAGAGACTGCATCGGTAAGAGGTTGGGCTTTGTCCTGACTGATGGGGAGGATGGTAGACCAGAGCCTGCAGACTTATACGATGGCAGACTTGATGCTGATAAACCTACAGCAGCCTGGACAGTATATGAGATTGAGGGCATAGGAGTAGCGGGAGGTCAGGGGGTAAGCCCTATGGACTTAGCTATGGATATGCTAGATGGCAAGACATTGGCTGAGTTCAATGCAAAAGCTCTGGCTAATCCAATTATCAGGAATGACACTCCTCTACTACAGGCTATTGGTATGCCACCTACAGCACCAAACTCATTCGCTAACACCATGTTAGTAGCAAAGAAGTTTGTTCAGGATGAGCAAGGGATATTTCACAAGACTGAAATCCCGTTCTAAATAAGTAGCAGAGGTGAAAAGTGCATGGTAATGCTTGCTGGTGTTCGAGAAACGACTTAAATGTGTTTGAACTAGCCAGCAAGCTTGCCAGCTACCCATAGCTCCTGAAAGGTGAGGGGCGAATAGTCGTAGTCAGAGGAGCAACACGAGGGCTACTAGCTGGCAGTAGCAAAGGGTGGGGTGACCACAATAGACGGTAGCCAATCCGTTGAGTACGTGGTGAGGAGCACCAGCCCCACCTGAGTTACTAATAAGGAGGAAGAATGAGACGCATAGATAACCCAGAACTAAAACGCAAGATACTAGACCACCTAGCCGACCTCTATAAAATCAAGGAAGTTAGGGAGGCTAATCATCTTAGCAGTTATATTACCTGCAGAACTAAATCGTTTCTAGATGCAAAGCAGACTGCAGAACCTACTGATGAGGAAGTGATGCTGTTTGCTTTGGGATATGGACTGCAAGATGTGCTTACACCACCAGATGCAGATGCCCCAGTTATAAGGAAGGATGGTATCATCTACCGACCAGATATGATTCTATCTAGTAGGCTGAATGAGATTAAGACTACAAGGAAGTCGGCAAAGTATCATTATCTGGATGATAGCCTACCAGTTACTTGGGTAGACTATATGATGGGAGGATGCTATATGATGGAAAAGATAGAGTATGACCTCATCATTCTATATATGATGGGTAACTATTCGCCTCCATTTCCTGACATATATGCTGAGACTGAGCAGTTTGAAAGAAGTGAACTTGAGGAGAATTGGCGGATGATACTAGACAACAAGTCGGTACTAGATGAAGCAATAGCCACTGGCACTCCACCTGAGCCATTCAAGAACTGCTATGACTGGGAGTGTAAGTACTGCAGGTATAAGCTAGTATGCCAGACATTAGCTAGAGCAGGAGGAATTACAATGAGTGAGGAGCAGGCAAAGGAGGATATGAAACTATGGGATTAGAATGCACAGCGAAGGACTGTCCAAGCTGGAAGTCTGCTAATACCGCTGACCCATATGAGGGCTACTGCATAGACGAGAGAGTATTGTCATGTTACAGAAGGTCAATGGCAAAGGTAACGGCAGTTCCTATTAAGGGCAGTGGTGAAGAGGAGGAAGAAGATGGATGACTACATAGGCATAGTTACCATCTGCGGTGAGGAAGGAACCTGTAAGACTACGATGGGTCTAACCTTTCCTAAGCCGCAGTCACATCTAGATATAGATGTAGGTGGGTATAAGAGAGCAGCTTGGCGTTTAGATACAGCTGACATAGAGACTCATAGCTTCCCTAAGCCTCTGACAGATGCAGATATAGCCAAGATGAAAGGTATCGTAAGCCCACCTCAAGCATCCACAAGAGCCGCAGCTATCCCTAAGAAGGTAGAAGGTATGAAGGAGCTGTGGCAGACCATAATAGACCAGTTTGTTAAGGATTGCTTAACGAAGGAATTAAAGTCGGTGATACTCGACTCCGCCACTATGATGTACAAGATAGGTTGTGATGCCTACTTGCAGGAGCTTCAAGAGAAGCAACTTATCAGATGGAAGAAGGAGCATCCTACTACTCAATTTGACGCTAATGACTTCAGAGAGAGGTTACAGCCTATAGAGTATGGAGTAGTTTATGACAGACTACAAAGGATTTACCATACTTCAAGGTCATACAGGAAGAATCTAATTCTAATCCACTATCCCACAGATGATTATGGACCTATGCCTGACGGCAAGGGTGGTTTCCAAGATGCCAAGACTGGCAAGATTATTATAGATGGCTATAAGGACACTACCAAGTTTTCAGACCTAGTTATGTGGCTAACTCTCAAGAGTCACATGGTTCCTTCAGACCCTTCTAACCCAAAGTCTATTAAGATAGAGGAAAAGTATCCAATAGCTAAGATAACCAAGTGCGGCATAGAGGGTACAGGATTGAGAGCCTTAGGATTGGAGATTCCAGCAACCTATGAAGGTATTGTTAATATAGTTAATCTATTGAGAGGAGCAGTGCAATGAAGATTTCTATAACAGATAGATTTGTGCATGGTGATTGTTCTGTAGATATAGAAGCAAGCAGCTCAGGAACGAGATTTATGGTATGGCGATTTGACAGAATTCTGATTAGCGGAGACAAAAGTGACTTGAAGTCTCTGAAAATCCTTATTGACAAAGTCAGTACTAGGCTTCCCGATATTGAGAGGAAGGTTGAAGCACTAAAGAGAGGAGCGAGTAATGCCTAGATTGTACTGTGACGCTAACCCTAGAATGATAGCATATGTACTTGACGGAGGCGGTAGTGACTACCACGAACTACGACCAGGGCATACTAGTATGGAGGCAGAGTATCTAGCTATAATATTCGGACTCAACGAGTATTTCGTAAAGTGGAATAAGGAACTAGACGCTAGGCAAGGAGACTTAGATGTTGAGAAGCTGAGAGCAACTGGTGAGGAAGACTTTGCCAAGGTAGCTTCTCCAGCAGATGAGACACCAAGACCTCTGCCACCACCAGTACTAGTATGCTGTGATAATGAGGTAGTAGTTAAGCAGCTCAGCCGAGAGTATCATATTGCTAATAGTAGGCTCAGGAATCTAGCACAACGAGTCTGGCAGATGACTCAGAATGTAGAGGTACAGTACCAATGGATACCAAGAGGGGAGAATCTAGCAGGGAAGATGCTAAAGTAATAGCTCCAGATGGAGAGCTAAAACTGAGAGATACTGCTGTAAGTGAGTGGAGAAAGTATATAAATATAGTAATAAGTCCATATAAGGAGGCTACTAATGAGAATTAACTCAGAAAACAAGTCAATGGATATGGAAGCAAGAGATATAAACTATATCTTGCCTACCTATGTTAGAAGCTACCTATTCTATAGCAAGAACGAAATGCCCAGCAGGATTATCTTTCCTATGTTTCCCTCAGTGAAGGTAGGCGGAGTAGATATACCAATAGAATATGTGCATCCGCTAGATAAGATAGCTGTGGAGATTACTGAAGACGGTAAGGATGTAGCTGAAGTTACTCCAGAGCAAGAGGCAGCACTGGATGCGAAGGATAATGAGATTGCAGACCTGAAGGCACAGATAGCTAAACTTGAAACAACCCCTGAGGCTCCTGCCCCTGAGGACATCACTCGCCAGCAGCAGGAAGATAAAATACCTGATGAGCCTCCACCTCCTGCCAGAGCTGCCTTTACTGAAGCTGCTGAGGAGAGGATAGAAACTGCAGGCAAGTTCACTGGAGAATCAGTCCATAAGGTTGAGAAGGAACGGTATGAGGAGAAGGATAGGCAAATTCAGGAGATGTCATCTGCTTTCCGCCAGCCTAAGCAACCACCTGGAGGAGACATAGGACCTGGCTCATCACTGTCAGATATGCACCCTAGAGATGGCAGAGACCAAACTAGGACTGCAAGAGACCTGTTACCAGAGCCTGATATAGCTGAGGCTGAAGAGAAGCCATTTGAGAAGGAGATAAAGAGAGGCGAAGATGGTAAGCCTATAGTAGAGGATAAAGCTAAAGTAATAGATAAGGGAAAGTAACATTTTACTTATTGACTCAAATGAGCCTGACAACATAGTAAAACTCCTACAGCAATCCTGTCCTGTTACTGTAGCTGACTTAAATATTGCTAATATGTCTGACTACTTCTTTGGTAGCTTCGATGGCACCAGGTTGCAGTTCAGTCGCAAGCAGGCTGGAGAGTTGGTAGGTAACATAGATGAAGCTGAGAAGCAACTAGCTGAATACTACCATAATGCTGATAAGAACTATCAGATTATCGAGGGCATTATTAGTCCTGATAAGCTAAAGATGAAAGATGCCACAGTACCAATAGATGCTCACGGTAGTAGTGTTAGTACCAGAGATTTGGGAGCTAAGTTGTATTGCTATAAGGTTGAGCCAGGCGGGTTTATTAAGAGTGGACATAGTTTCTCAGCAGTCAATGATTCCCTACTAGCCGCTTGGACTCACAGGTTAGCTGAAGCAGGAGTTATTACTTACTGTACTATAAACTGGGTGCATACTGCCAAGCTACTATCAGCTATATATAGAAACGAGCAGAAGCCGCCAGAAGAACACAAAACACTACAGAGAGTAATCAGACCACAGATACATATTAAGACTGAGAAGGATATGACCGAGGCTGAGAAGCAGGAGTTTAGGTTTGCCAAGTCTCTAATGTTCCTCTCTAGTATTTACCAGTTAGGTGTAGGAGAGAAAAAGGCAAAGTTGATAGCAGGCAAGTTTATGAATATGCTAGACATAGCTACTGCTGGAGTATCTGAACTGATGAGTGTGGAAGGTATAGGAAGGAAGATGGCAGAGAAGATATTACTTAGTTTAGGGAGAGAGATATGAGCTTAAAAGATGTCAGAATTAGTATTCAAAAGTGCAACTTCCTACTAGACTGCCAGAAGCAAAAGGTAATAGATGATATATATGGAGACCCAGATGTACCTAGCGATGAGGAGAGTTTTGATGAACTAATAGAGCTGATAGACTGTGTCTTCCTCAAGTTATTCGATATATCAGTAAATGACCTAAGTCCTTCGGAGACAGTAATGCTAAAGCAAGCCATAAAGGAGTTTCGCAGTGGGTAGACAGTTTGCACCAGAGTATAGTCGAAATGAGCAAGGCTGGATAAGGTTCCCAGCAGACTCTGAGTATCGTAAGAGGATGTTTCCGCCAGAAGTTAACCAGCATCCAGCGAAGGCAAATGTATTTCTGATTCAGTCTATCATTGAGTTTGTATCAGAGCCAGACGATGTACTGATGGATATTATGGCAGGGACAGGTACTCTAATGGTAGGAGCACTCGTGGGCAGAAGTGTGATATGCATAGAGATTAGCGAGAAGTTCCACCAGATGCAACTGGCTGCTCTAGAGCATCTTGAGGAGATAGCACCAGGTATCAGCGGTATGATTAGTCTAGTTAACTTACCCTGCCAGACATATCTGCCTATACCTGACCTAGCTGACCATATTATATTCTCACCGCAGTATGCTGGAATAATGAAGACTAAGGGAACTGATAGCTGGAATGTAGATACTGGATATGACTTTGCCGAGTATAGCAAAAGCCCATTGAACCTTGGCACTATGTCAGAGTTCCTATGGACTCAAGAGATGGAGAGAGTCTACGCTAAGTGCTATCATACATTGAAAACTCCTAGCAGTATGACACTAATAGTCAAAGACCATATGGAGCAAGGCGAGAGGGTACAGCTAGTGCAGAGAGCTATAGATGCTAGTGTCAGAGTTGGCTTTAGTTATAGTCCTGATGAGCACTTCAAGTGGGCAGCGCCAGGTATGCCTTATACTGCTGCCAGGAGAGCTAAGGGAATAGAAGTAGTGGATGATGAGGATATAGTAATATTAAGGAAAGGAGGTAGACCATGTCTAGAGAAAGTTGGGATAATTTCTTCTTCGATGCCGCTAGGATATTCTCTGGTAGGAGCACCTGCCTGAGGAGACAGTATGGTTGTGTTCTAGTGAGAGACAAGACTATCATTACAACTGGATTCAACGGAGCACCAAGAGGCTGTCTTCACTGCGAAGACATAGGCTGTCCTCGAGCGCATTTAGAATCTGGCGAGAGACCAGACCTATGCAGAGGTACTCATGCAGAGCAGAATTGCATAGCTAATGCTGCTAGAATTGGTACAAGTACTATTAACTCAGAGCTCTACTTATACCCTGAGGATATGCCATGCCCTATCTGTACCAAGATATTGATAAACGCTGGAGTAGTCGCAGTCCACTACAAGTACACTAATTACCCAGGATGGAAACAAAGTGAGTTACTATTCAAAGATGCTGGCGTAAACGTAGTACACCACCCATCTATAACATAAGGAGGAAGTACATGAGCATCACATGGATAGGCAAGGTAGGTTGCTGTGTTCACGGAACTTGGCACAGAGATTTGGAGCACATAGAGCCGAGACCATGCTCGTACTGTAACCAAGAAGCCAGAACACCAGAAGGCAAAATCCTAGAGGAGTTAGGAGAACTCCGTAAGGAATTAAGGAGAAGGTACTAATGACTGAAGAAGTAACATGGATAGAAACATACACTGGCAAGAGAGTCAACCCTATGCACCTGAATGAGGAGCTGATATGTATAGAGGATATTGCTCACTCACTATCCTTGCAGTGCAGATTTGTAGGACACTGCCTTACGTTTTACAGCATAGCTGAACACTGCATACTAGTAGCAAATGTAGTAGGCAAGGAGCTGGCAGATAACTATGCTGGCAGTGCAGAGTCAGCTCAGCGCACTTGCCTAGCTGCCCTACTCCACGATGCTGCCGAGGCATATATCGGAGACATATCTAGACCTGTCAAGCACTTCCACGGCTTTGGGCTAGTTCTGGAGTTAGAGCACCAGATACTAGGAAAGGTTATGAGGAAGTTTGGGTGCATAGGAGTCGACTGGGGACTGATTAAGAAGGCAGATGATATAATGCTAGCTACTGAGGCTGAGTATAATATGGCTAGTAGTGGTAAGGGCTGGTATATTCCAGAGCTGCCACTAGACGACAAGATGCCACTACTAGACATGGATGAGGCTGAGGAGCAATTTCTACTTAAGTTCAGAGCGTACAGTCAGTGAAGTGTGAACTTTGCGGTAGAGATAATCTCACAGAGAGAGAACTGAAAGTGCATACAGCGTTCTTCCATATGCCTCGCAATGCAAGTCAGAAGCCTCAGCAGTTTGCTGCAGGAGCCTGCCCCGATTGTGGCTCAGTTCTATGGTTTCAGGAAGGATGTGCTCACTGCCAAAGTTGCGGATACAGCAAATGTCAGTAGCTAGGCAGGTAGCAGTATGAGCCCAGTTTTCTACTACGGTACTGGTAATGCCAAGGAGCGGTTTCAGCACTTCCTAGATAATCCACCAGCTGCTATTAGTATAGATATAGAGACTCCAACTATAACTGAGCGGATGCCTCTAGGATTGGCTATTGCTTTTAGTCCGCAAGAAGCATTTTACTTTCAGATATATCCTGAAGCACCCAGAGAGCTAGAGCTGCTAAAGCCTCTACTCTTCAATCCACGAGTTTGTAAGATAGCACACTATGCTATATTTGATATATCAGTCCTACCACTAGTACCTCAGCTAGTAGGCTTTGACCGTAGTAACATATTTGATACTAATACAGCAGCTAGATTGTTAGGCAGAGAAGAGACATCCTTAGAAGTACTAGCCAATGAAGTCGGTATGTTTGCCGAGAGTGCTAAGTCAATTATGCAGAGGTTCAAGGCAAGCACAATGCTAGATGTTCCAGCTATGGAGCTTGCCAATAAGTGCCAAAACGATGCTAAGGTAGCTTTTGCACTGTATCTTGATTACTACACTAAGATAGTAAGCCAGTATGCTGAATACTTTAAAGTAGAGATGGAAGTTATACCAATACTAATAGACCTTAGCATGAGAGGATTGGCTATAGACCAGAGGGCAAGAGCAGAGCTAGAGGCTAAGCTGGAAGATGACGTAGAGTTCTATCGCAAGCAGCTAGGTGTGTATGGAGTTGAGAAGCCTGGTAGCACCCAGCAGATAGGATATATGCTAGGCAAGAGAGGTAACTTCCTGCCATTGACCAGAAGCAAGAAGCAATTATCTACCAGAGAGGCTGACTTGGAATTCCTAGACGACCCTATGGCAGCTGCTACATTAGGTTGGCGACATAAGTCAAAACTGCTCAGTACGTACATAAGTCCCATCAAGGGCGATGACAGGTTTTATACAGAATACTATTTGGACACAGTTGTCGGAAGACTGAACAGTAGGAACAGAAACATACAAAACATTCCTGTAGACTGTAGGCATATATTCCTACCTGATAACGGTTGCTTTACAACTGGTGACTATGGCAAGGAGCATATGTATATTCTAGCCAACATGACACAAGATAGAGACTTGATGAGAGTTCTCTATGACCCAGACCCAAAGAAGAATGACATTCACAAGCACACTGCAGCCAAGATGAACATAATGCGACCACTAGCCAGAACCCTAAACTATGCAGTAGCATATGGCGCTACTGCAAAGACGGTGTCTGAGCAGGCAAAGATTAAAGATATAAACCGCTGCCAGAGACTCATTGATGATTGGTTTAGGACCTATAGAGGAGCAGCGGACTGGATTACTAATGCAAGAAGAGAAGGATGGAGAGATGGATGGGCTTTGCCTACGCTGTTCGGCAGGAGGATTCACATACCTGAGGAGTTCAACCGCTGGGGTGCACTGAACAGAGATGGAATGGAGAGGAAGGCAATTAACTATCCTGTATTAGGTAGTGATGGTGAGGTGATGAAGAGGGCTATTATATTATGTCGCAATAGAGGGCTAGGTCCTCCAATAATGGCAGCATCAGTACATGACAGTCTAACATTTGATGGAGATGTAGAGTTGCCAGTTGAAGAGATAGAGAATATACCAGGCTTCAGGATACCGTTTGAAGTAAAACAGACACTAAGGTGGGAGTGATGGAAAGACCAACGCTAGAAGACCAGATAAGCATAAGTAAGATGACTGATGAAGAATGTGTATATGCTCTAATGCCTCACGGTTTCTGGCAAAGACTAGACTTCTGGATATTCTGCCATTGTGAGTTCCTCTGGAATCTAATCCATTGGAACTGGTTTAACATCTATAACGATTGAGCAGGAAGGGAAGGACTGGAGATAGGCATGAAGCTGGGCAGTCTACTCAGCTCGGCAACTAGCCTTTCAACTGCCCCCTGGAGGTGCTCGCAGCATATCAAAAGACTGCTACGAGTCCCTACCCTCTAATTTCCCTGCTGCCCAGGTATGTACCTCTTACCCCAGAAGAAATGACCATTGATATAGCCGTAAGTATACACCACACAGAACCCTAACACTCCGTGCCAGCCAAAGAAGTAGTATATCAGAATACCAGTGAACAGCCACTGCATCTGCGGAAACCACTCTAACTTATGCCAGACATCACGATAGATGTAAGTCCAGGGTCGCTTGCCTATCAGACTCCATAGCTTCTTATACAAGTCAAATCCAAGCCAGTGCTTCCAACTGAACTTCATCTTGTACATCTCCATACTGTTGTAGAATGGCATCCTACTCATATTAAGGCATCTGCCTCATTGAACCAGCTGTAAAGTCGCCAATGTATTGCCTGCGGTCTCGCCAGATACTATACACTTCATTCCTACGCTCATCAGCCTCGGCTCTGAATCTTTCAGCCAGAGCAGTATCATTAGCGGCAGCTCCAAAGTACTGAGCACCCTCCTGTAGGTAGGCTACTATGTCCGCAGCTCTATGCTCAGCCTCAACTCCAAAAGCGTTAGATATTGCTATATAACTTGCTGACTGCTCTATGTAACTCCGCAGATTACTAAGCCTTTGAGCTACCTCGTTAGCATAGCCCATAGCAGCATTAGTTCTGGCAGTAGCGTTTTGCAGATACATAGCTCGGTCATTCTCAAAGGCTGCTACCAATGAATCCTTGACAGCCTGAGCATATTCTCTGTACGCTCTAGGTACATCCTGACCTTCACCACCTTTGGCTACCTCGTTCAGTAGAGCATCGCCAGTATCCAGATAAGCTTTAATATCAGGAGCAGTACCGCCATTTACATAGTTTGGAGTGCCCATATAGAGAGCCTTGACTGCATCTGCTAGAGCTATATCTCCAGAAGTCGCCTTACCTACCTGGTCTAGGTAAGGGTTCATACCTTCCACTCCAACTGTACCACTGAGTGCAGTTTCTATAGCAGTTCTCAGCTCAGCTATGTCAGTGGTTATAAGTGCCAGTATGCCAGCAGCATCTTCATCAGCTTCTTCAACAGTGTTAGTATCCAGATACTTTGCAAGGTTAGTTAAAGCAGTAGTAAATGTCTTATGAGCACCATCTTCCTCATCTGATGCAGCAGCTATTAGAGCTAACCTAGCAGAAGCCATATCAGTTACTGCCTGATGTTCCATCTTCAGTGCATAGATATATAGTGCATACGCTCCTGTCATTGTTTCTACTGTACTTTCTAGAAATTCTGGTATAGTACCAGGAGACATCTCTCCAGGCTGATGGTGCTTAGCATCATAGTATAACCTATACTGCTCATCCTCAACCATCTGCATTTGCTCTTCACTCTCTCCACTTCCAGTTACTACAACATACTTGCCAAACGTATCAAACTGAACAAAGTTCTGAGGTACCTGACCTACAGGATACTCCACTCTCTGAACCCTAATCAGTCCATGCAAATCGCTAAGGTCTATGCCAATCTGAGACTTCTTATAAGCAAAGGTACAAGTTTCCTCAGCAGCTATTTTAGCGCTAGCAATAGCCTTCACTCTACCATTGGCGTAGTCTATATAGAAGTCAGTATTACGAACTATAGCAGCGCTGTCAGCATCGGTAGCACTCTCACTACCTTTCTTGATTGGACTGTTAGCTAGATATATCCAGGCATCAGTGTAAAGTCCATAACCAACTGATGCAGTATCTAGAGCATGAGAGCCGTAGTCCTGATTTAGCTCTACCTCATACACATTCTTGAACTCTTTCTTGCCTGGAATAGTCTTGCTATCTCCTCTGGTGTAGTGGAATATCTCCTCCTGATACTGCTCATCCTTATCAGTGCCTCTGATTATGAAGGTAGCACCATAAGTGCTATCATCAGCATCAACAATAGTGATTATCAGAGTTCTAGGAACATCTGGTTGTCCTGAGATGGTCAGTAAGCTTCCAGCTGGTACATCAATAGACTGAGCATTAACAACTGCAGCAGCATTAGCAGCACTAGGAAATTTTACTGGCTCTCCAGTCACAGCAAACTGCAGTGAGTCCTCATAAACCTTTTCATCTGGTAGGTAGCGATTGAAGTCAGCTACTGACCTCTCAATGCAGCGGTTCAGTTCAGCATCTGACCACAAAGCTCCACTATCTTTTAAGTCTATCCTAAGGTCAGCCCTTATCTGTAATGCTGTTTTGCTCATAGTCTACCTCCTTGCGTTCCACTCAGCATAAGGGAGTGAGTTAGCCTTGTTATGTCTAATATATACTACTGTTATAGCACCTGTGCTGTTAGCTCCTGCTACTGTATAGTACAGTGATGCTCCCTGCCAGCCCTGCACCTTTCCAGCAAAGTGCATATTGAGACGGATAGGTAAGTCAGATAGGCTAGTGGTTATTACCGTCTCCTCATTAGTACCATCATCCCAGTGTAAGACTACAGTACCTAGATTAACCTTGTCAGTTGTGATAACTAGGTCAGTTATCTCTATACTGCCATTGCCTCTAGAATCTACTAGAGCAGTTTCAGCTACTTGAGCTGTAGACCAGCTAACAGCCTTGAATACACTACGCTCCTTCTGGTAAGTAGTAGTACCAAGCATCCTGCCAAATGCTGTCTTGAAGCACTTGACAGCTACCTTATCAACTGCATCTCTTAGGCTAAATCCTAGCATAGCTTAATCCTCATAGTGCATTGAGATATAGCCATGAAAGGTGTTATCGTTAGCAACATCATGCTTTAGGAAGAAGCAACTATTCTTTGGCAGTACCCAACCAGATAGCTTCTCCCACACGAGAGGCTTAGTATCAAATAAGAACCTACCAGTGATATCTCCCGCCACGATGGTAGATATATCAGTAGCAGCACCATCATTGACATAGAAGCTACCAGTGCCAGCCTTACCACTTTCAGCATCTACATTGGAAGGAACTACTGCTGTTCCGCCAGCAGCGTAGATGAAAGTTCCACCAACACTGGCTTCTACTATCGACTCAGCCTTGAATGTTACTACCCATAGAATCACCTTATCAATTACCAGCTTGGCATCATCTGTATTCTTGATGGCTACTATGTAGTAGGAGCTAGATACAGCTACACCGTCAATGTCCATAGTGAAGGCTCTCTGATGAACAAGGGCAGCGTGCATCTGCTCATTACGCTCTACACTTTCAACCTGTGCCAAGCCTTCTGCATTAACTCTCATTCCAATGCCTGTTACTGGGTCTCTAATTATCTCCATAGTATCCTCCTTTTTAGTCTAGTTTCTTGCTTATTTCCTCAAGACGCTGGAGTAACTTATTCATCTCCTCTATAAACGCATTAACTATCACAGCCAAATCTGCAGCCTTCACGTACTCATTACCTCCTTGCAGTACTGCCAAGTCAATGAAACTAGGCGGCACTAACAACCTTCTCTTCTCAAAGTCCATGCCAGTGGGACTAGTGAAGATAGGCTCATCCGCTGGTCTAACTGATTGGCGTCTAGGTCTTAGTGGCATTATACAATCCTTACCTATACATCTGCTCAAGTTGAATCTTAAGTTGTACAGCTCTCTTCAATAGTACTTGCCTAGCATAGCTAGTTATACCAGTTGCAGAAGCTGCCTTAGTTACCCGCTGCAACTCGGTCAGAATCTTAGCCTCTTGCTCCTTCTGCATCAGCACTTCTATAGCGTATGGAGTTACTACAGCCTCCACTCCCTGTCGTAGTCCTGCTACTCTAGCTGACAAAGCCTTAGCCGCTGGCGTCTCCAGTATCTTCTTAGCATATTCGGTAAGCTCAACTGGTGGAGGAGCAGGCACAGTTGGTGGAGGAGTAATAGGTGTTCCTGCCATATAAGATGGTGTCCCTGGCTTGGTGGTAGAAGGAGCAGGAGCTGGAGGTGAAGGTGGAGCTGGAGCACGAGTAGCTGATGGTTTAGTTACAGGTAGCTCAGCTGGCGGTTCTACCACTTCCTTAGTAGTATCCAGTGCGCTGCGTACTGCAGATTCTGCTACATCTATATCAAATCCTAAATCGCCAAGTCCTACTTGCATTCTGAAGAAGCCAGGTCGATAGATGTGGCGAATAGAAGATACTCTACTAATAGTATCAGAAGGATAAACATTAGAAGTTGTAAAGCTAACCAGAGCACCGTAGCTGGTGTCTATAGAATTGGTAGCATAAGCCTTAACATAGTATAGAGTTCCCTTAGTTAAGCCAGTCATACTAGAAGTAAAGGCTCCAGTTTCGGCTGCTGCTCCCTTCTCTGTCTTATCATCCGCAGTGGTAGGAGGATGATTTCCACCATCATAGGTAGCTTCATCTACCCAACAATGCCCATGCTGAGTAACATCCGTACCTCCTAGGTCAGTTATATTACCGTTGCCAGTAGCTATTGTTCCTTTCTTTGCAGTCACAGCTTGGGTAGTAACTGTTGGTGCCAAAAGGGCTTCGTAGGTGTAAATATAGTCACTGTCATAGTCAGGGCGGTTTGTGTATATACCAGTTCCACCTCTAGTAACCAGATACTCATCTTCCTTAACATCATTTGGATAGGATGAATATATTTGTATAAGATTACCAGCTTCTCCCCCTGTGGCAACTTGTAGTAGATAAACCTCCTCATTTATCAATACAGGAGTATCAAACTCAACCTCGTACCAGGCTGGTGTAGTTGATATATCAATGGAGTTACCAAGCAATTTTGTGGCTAGAATAGCATCACCATCAACAGCCCGAATAAGGAATGTGACAGCTCCATCAGGAGAACCAGTCCTACTCAGATAGAAGGATAGTTTACTAACCACTCTGTTGGTTATGGTAACACGTTGACCCCAACTAATACCATTCGTAATTGAGGAATATATATTTGCAACGGTCTGTTCCTCAGTTGCCATTATAAGCCCCTTCTATCCTCAGCACTTACTTTATCATACATCTCTACTCTAGCATCGTGTGGAGCATACATCCTGCCAGCCATAGCCTCAAACTTAGCTCTAGCTAATAGAGATACTGCTCTACTATTAACCTGAGCCTGAGTAGTCAGTGAACCTGCCAGTACTATCCTATATACCTCGTCATACCAGTCTATCTCAGTCTGGTCAACTCCGTTAGGACTAGCACTAACCAGATAGTTAGCCCATAGACCGTCATCACCTTCATTACCATAGACGAGGAAGTGGTTAGGCACCAGAACATTCACCCTCTCCAGGTACTCATAGAAGTAAGGAGCTTGGTCAGAGTAGAATGTTAAATCTACAGCATCACCAGATGCAGGATACTTAATCTCAAACTGCAAATCATCTAGAGCTTTCAGATAGCTGGAAGTCATGTTCAGCAATCTATACAGCAGCGGTGCTGCATACTCAAAAGGCATAGCGTTTATATCAAACTGTGGCTGGAGAGAGCTTATAATACCATCATCCTCAGCTAAGGCTTTCAGAGACATACTAAGCTCAGCCAGCACATAGCCTATGATAGTGAAGATAGTATCAGTAGTATAGCTCTTAGTATATAGCGGTGGGTCTCCTAGCCTAATAGCTTGCTCCCTCAGCTTAGCCCACATACCTTCAAGTTCGAGTAGCTCCCATAGCTTACCTCCAGCTGAGATAGTTTGCTGATGCTTTACCCAGAGCCTAGGAGGAGCACCCTCGTTAGTGCCATCGCCAAGATACTCATTGCTAGCAGCAGTAACATAACCATAGCCAATCTCTGTCCACATACCTTTTAGGTTTGGTATAGAACGGTCTACATTACGCAGGATAATAGTGGCAAAGTCGTCATAAGGTTCTTCGGTATGGTCTATCAGCAGAATGCGATTGCCATAAATAGTGCTGTCAGTACTGAGGTCAACTGTAATCCCTCCAGTTTTGTTAGTGAAGACTAGCTTACAGTAAGGAGTATTATGAGCAGCTTGCTGAGCTGCCTTGAATGTGTCCGAAACAGACCTAGCCAATTACTTTACCTCTTCCAGTCTCCCACCGTTCCAGTATCACACAAGGCTTGATAGGAGTCTCATCATGGAAACATTTCTCCAGTTCTACAAACCCACGCTCCTCAAAATCTTCACCCTCATTGACTACTACGGATGCTTGAAACAATGGCGCTATGAGTGCCCTTGCATTCTCCAGGTCAGTCAATGTTGCCTCATCAGGAAAGGACAAATCCATCTTTATTCTGTATTTCATACTAAACTCCAAAAAGGCTTCTTTCTCGGTTATAAACCTGCTCCACATAGGTATCAGTCACTGCAGTATTGAACCACCTAAGCATAGATAAGTAGGTCTTGAAGAAAGTGTACTGACCGTTACCAACTAGATTTACCTGACCATCAAAGTCCCTGCCTGCATCAGTAACTGACCCTTGTGATGTAGCATTATAGAAGATTTCAAAGTCATCATCATCCTCCCTAGTAGTTATAAGAATCCAGGTCTCAGTAGTTAAGTCGTTGGTAGCCTGCAAAACATGAGCAGCGTCTATCTTAGTTATCCTAATCTTGCCTGTGTAAAGGTTTACATCCAGCCCGTTAGTAAATCCAACCCCAGTGCCCTCAGCAATTATAGAACCAGTGGTTTCCCTGGCATATATCCAAGCCATCAGAGTCCAATAGTCTCCTACGTTAAGGGCACTGTTAGTTGGGAGACTAATGTAGTCATTAACACCGTCAAGACTGGCACACCAGATACCTTTGGTATTCCTGACCCATGTTATGCCTATCCCAGTGGCATCAAGACCGTTACCACTTCTATCTTTTAGAGCTGTGCTACCTCTATTATCATCAAGTGGTAGCCATAGCTTAGTATTAGAAGTTGGGATAAACAGAGGTTTCCTAATTTGGAATGGCAGGTTGAGGTCTCTGCCACCTGACTCTCCGCCATCGTAGCCTGTGTCCCTTACTCCAGTTACCAGATGCTTATTAGCGTACTCTCTAGCAACCATACTATTTCTGCCCCCAGTAGTTTACCTCAAGCACTGCATCACTGGTTACATAGATAAACTGCAGATTAGACAGATTAGGAACACCCCAGACACGGTACTTTTCTCCAACATACCAGATTTCTCCAGCACTTGCTGAGGGAGTAGTTGAGCCATCAAAGGTAACGTAGACATTGGCATCCTGAACATCTATGTCAGCATAGAGGGTTCGCTGTCTGCCCTGACTGTCTGCCCCTTTGAGAGTAGCTGCGGTTAAAGTTTTTGCAGCAGAAGATACTGCCACCTGTTCTCTTGCTATGTGGTGTAAAATCATAGTCGTATTGCCTCCTCTATGAATTAGATTATTCTATTTATCTACCATAGTCCAGAGCTTTGCCTGTAGCTTCTCTCGCCATCCCATAGGCTCTGCCAGCACAGGCTTTCTGCTCAGCACCAGGCTCGCCCATACAGGTTTCTATTTCTGCACTAATTGCCTCCTGTATCTGAGGGTCAGTGCTATCTTTGGTTAGCGCATCCATTTTTGGATTAGGCATATTATACCTCCATAATTCCTCCGTATTCTTCCCTCTCTATCTGCTTAGCTGTCTTGTAAGGTTGTCCAGGTTTGGGAGATATTCCACTATCAGCTTTCCAACCTAACACCTGATAACCCTTACCTCCCCCTAAGTCTTGAAGGACTGTTATTGGTTCAGCAAGCCTATAGTCTGAAAGGGAAATTAGTAGTCTGACAGGTTGCCTACACATAGGACAGGAAGCATTGTGTCTGTCCTCTATACTATGTCTCTCCTCAAACCTATGACCACCCTCACACTCATATTCGTATAATGGCATTGTTCCACCTTAGAGGGGAGCAGTTTCCCACTCCCCTCATTTGGTTTAGTTTACCTCTCAAGCTGTAGGCAAAGGAACCAGGTCATTGCACTTGTGGTACTACCTATCGCATAACCAGCATACTGGTCTTGTCTAGTGCTAGATAGGTCAACGGAGCTTCCAGCCTGGATACTGCCATCACTATTAAAGTAAGCTGACTGCAGCCAATCCGCTGAACCCATCTGTTCATCTGATGGCATATGAATAGGTCCCCAGGTCTGAACCCACTGGTAAGTAGAGGCAGTTGGGTCAATCAGGGTAACACCCACAACTGACCTACGGCACTCAGCAGTTGCTCCCCACTGATGACGCATCTTGGCAAACGGATTTCTGTCTAGGTAGCAACTCGCCACAGCAGCGACAACCGCAGCCGTAAGACCATTCTCAATGACTATGTCCATCTCGGTAGCAGATACAGAACCACCAATATAGGAAGTATTTGAGATAATTCTGTAGTCGCTGTAGGGATTAGTTCGTGGCATTAAGTACCCACCAGCAAAGATGTTGGCATCAGCAGTGGTCTCATCATCTAGTGTAGTCCCATCAATGCTAACTAAGGTATCTCCTGCCACACCAGCCGTAGCACCCCAAGTAACAGTCTCCTTCACACTCTGATTCATCAAACCAATGTTAGCCTTGACAGTCGCTTCACCCCTTGAATAACAGTATCCATAGATGTGAGTGCGGTCAAAGTCTACGAACTTGGTGTTGACAGGGTACTGCATAGCAATGTCCCCACCATCAAGGCAGACATTAGGAATCTTCAGGTTACCCCATCCATCCTGTCCCGCCTTGTAGGGAGGCATCACTATGTACTTACCATTGTTCGACCTTATATCGTGATTTACGTAGTTTCCGCCAGAAGTTCTATCAGCCATTTTACTTATCTCCTTTTTATATTTTGGTGTTTCTAAGGCACACCGTTCAAAGCCTACTAGCTATACTAGTATTGCTGCGTCTCCAATGTCGAAGATTCTTCCCAGGCAGAGGCTGGAGCCCAGTAGTAAGGCACCGTAGTTGACGAGCCTTAATCCGCCAGCATCGTAGTCTTCCAGTTCAGGGAAGCGGACTAGCTTGTATAAGTCGCCCAGTCCTTCAGTTCCACCATAGGCGTAGGTTAGACCAGGCTCCTGGTTCAGCACATTACCATGCTTGACTGCAAAGATGGAGTACATCCTGCCAGAGCTAGACCAGAGGGCACGAGCATCCTCGGAAGCTCCAGTGCCTGTGAGTTTTTGCTCTGCTACCAGATAGTCAGTTCGAACTATAGGAGAGCCGTCCCAGAAGAGCACTCTCTTGCCCAGCTCATTGAAGCCCATAGTGATGAAGCCGAGACTGCCAGCAGTACCAGTTGCTAGACCAACAAAGCCTTTCTCCTGGTAAGCAGCATCCATCCAGCGGATGATTTCGTAAGGAGCCCAGATTTCATCCACACCGTGAAGCATAGAGTCCATTAAGACCCTCAGGTAGTGTAGGCTCAACCCACTCTGGTCGTTGTCTATGTTCTTAGGGTCATTGCCGAGTGCTGCAGTAGAGTATGCAGTCCCATGCTCAGCAGCTAAGGCATGGATGCCATCGAACTGCTTAGCGCTGGTATAGGTGTTGTCGGCATAGACTATTCTGGCACCTATTTTCCGCTTGAGTCCCTTCTCAGACTCCAGGAGAGTCCGTGCCTCATAGTTGTTGTAGGTGCCATAGATGCCAGGCAGGTAGTGGTCTAGTTTCCTCTGGATGTAGCACCTGCGAAGAGTCATTTCCTTCTCGTCATAGTCTACATCCTCAGTCCAGGAAAGTTGCTCACCGATGTCTATGTCAGCTACCGCTGCTTCAATGGCGCTTACTGCAGATGACTTCTCCCTTAGCCACTCTATTTTGAGACCACTATGAGCAGCCTGACCTACGGTGACTCGGTCTAAAAGGTTATTGCGTTTGATATCTTCTTCAAAGACACCAGGTATCTTCATCGACTGCGTCAGTTTCTGAGCAGCAGCCAATGTAGCCCAATGTCCACCAGATTCGTCTGCCACGTTATTTCTCCTTTAATAGATTTCTAGGTTTGAGGAGCAGCGTTGCGAACACCTCGCACAGGAGTGGATTCTATTATCTTAGCTGCCCTCTCCATATTGGTTTGAGGAGCAGCCTCCCCAAGTCCACCGCCAATAGCATAAGGTCCAACACCACTTCCTCTAGCTGTAGATACAGCCTTTAGTGCCTCCTCGAAAGAATCAAGCTCTACCATAGTCTTTTCTTTGATAGTATCAGAGGTTACTCCATACTGTAGTACTAGATTAGCCCTCCTCAACTCTAGTGCCTTACCAGCATCGGCTGCTAAAGTCACCATACTGCTCTTAGCAGTCTCCAGTTCTTGCTTGATACTCGCAGCTTCCGTATCGGTTACTGCACCCGCCTGACGGGCTTGTTCGTTCTCGGTTATCTTAGCGTTTAGTTGGGCTATTGTCTGCTGAGCAGTAGACGCTTCCAGTTTAGCAGCATCAATAGCTGCCTCATGGGATGTCTGTTGCTGAGTCAACTTCCCTTCCAAACTGTTCTTAGCAGCAATCAGGTCAGATTCCGCTACAAACTTCTTGCCATCAACCAAGACCCTTCCTTCCTTTACCTCAAACTTAGCAGTCAGTGCTACAGGCGCTGGCTCAGAAGGTGGAGTTGGAGGAGTTGTAGGCGGAGTCGTAACTTGCTCGTTGCCAGAACCACCAGGAGTTACCTGGTTCTCGTTTTCCATATTACATACCTCCACTGATTATATTCTACCACATACGCAGGGCATTGTCAAGGAGAATAAATAAAGCCCTGATAATTATTTTATCATCTCTTTCACCAGATACTTCTCCCTCAGCCCAGAGTAGAGTTGCTCGGCTTCAGTTGATAGTAGGCTAGTAGTAGTGCCAAAGAAGTTAAGCCACGCATCAGTCTCAGGGTCAAGGATACGCAGACGCTGCCTAGCCTCCCTGAGCCTTCTCTGATAACTTGATATTAGCTTATCTCCCTCAGGACCTATTATATCCTGCAGTTCTTGTCGCTCAGCAGCAGGTGCTACCTCATATCTGCGGATTTGCTGTATCTGCTCTGGGCTATACTCACGGAGTACTATGTCTCGGAGATTCCTGTACGGTCTCATAAAATCTCGGCTAGTCTGCCAGTACAGGATTTCCATAGGAGTCCAGTCAGCTTGTATCCGTTGGAGTAGACGTTCTCGGTGAGGAGCATCTAGAGATTCTAGCAGTATATCTATGTAGGCATAGTAGGTATCAAAGTCTCTCTCCATACGCTGAGACTCCCAGTTGTACTTGTACTCAGGGCTAAGTTCGTAGTAGTAGTATAGTAGCTCCTGGTCTGGCGTCTGGGTAGGAGTAGGAATGTTACGCTCCTCCAGCATCTTAGCCCGCTCCTCAAAAGTCTTAGGCACATCCTTGTAGGCTGGAGATTCACCAAGTATCCTGACCGCCTCTGCCAGTCCACCTACCAGGTCACTGCGAAAGCCCATCCACTGGTCAGGACCTATCTCGCCCTCTACGAGCTGGCGATTCATTTCTACCATGCTAGGGCGAATTAGTTCTTCATTCTCGTAGATGCCAACTGTTCTAGCCTCATCATATACTCTGTCCAGCTCCTCATAGTAGTCTTTGATTTTGACATCTAGTAGCTGCCAGCTAGAAGGGTAGAGTGGAGTAGTAACTCCCTGCCACCTACGGTAAGTCTCCCATTCGTAGAGGAGCTTTTGCTGATAAACATCTAGCTTGTAGTAGTCACTAAAGCGCTTACCTGTTACTGGATATCTGCGGTCAATCTGGTCCTGGACAGCAATAGGCACTCCTGTAGCTTCCTCAATAGCTAACCTCATTTCCTTACGGATTTCTGAGAACTCCTGAGGTCGGATACGGAAGAGTCCAGTCTGCTGCATCAGGATACCTTTGACTCCATCAACCCGATTAGCAGCTTTTAGCCAAAGTTTATCCTCCTCTGGAGTTGTCTTCTCACCAGCTTGTTTCTTCCGCCAGATTTCGTCAGCATCGTAGCCTTCCTCACCTAAGGTAAGCATAATCATGTAGTCTCGGAAGCGGTCTGGATAGATATGCTCCAGTACTGCTCCTATATGCTGGGGAGATAGAGCTCTTAATCCACTAAGCCCTGTTCTTATCCAGGCAGGAGCCAGCTGACCTACCTCAGGCTTGCCGACAGCAGCACCGAAGGCTACTATCGGTAGCATAACATGGATACCTGGGAAGAAGCCTGCTCTGCCAATGTAGTCTATAAACTCCATGCCAGGCATTACGTCATAGTACTCAGGGAAGTCACGGAGGTAGAAGGACCTAAGCCCGCCCATCCAGACAGAGCCTCTGAGGATATTAGCCTGAAGGTCAGTGCCAGGGACTGGTAGGTAGCCCTGGTCTGTATAGTCCATATAGCGGGCTATGCCTGTAGCAGTACCAGGAGTCCGCATTACTGTCCTGGGTATCCAGCGCCACCTGAACATTTCGTAGTTCCAGAAAGGAAAGAGAGACCGCATAGATTCATCTATGATGTTAGCATCGTCATAGGTGGGATAGGCTAGAGCGTGCATCTCACGAGCCTTAGTCATAGCAGATTCTTTGGTAGCCCACCACTTAGTAGCTACAGGTTCTGGAACATCAATAACAAACTCCGCTAATGTAGGAAAGTCAGTAGGAGGCTTACTGAGCCTAATCACACCTCTCTCTTCCATACCTACCAGTAACGCCCTACCCTCATCAGTAAGCTCACCTGAGAGTAATATTTTATTCTCTGCCTTAGCCCTGCCCATAATGTCATCAAGTAAACTAGAGGCTATACCACGTCTCTGCATCGCCTCTGGTACTTTTATAATTCGGATGGTCATGTACTTATCTCTTACAGAATAGTTTAGAGCACCCGCTACCTTACCTTCCAACTTAGCTTCCATATGGAAGTCGCCCGCTATCCTCTGGGCACTATGGCTAACCTCTAAACCTTCAATACGCTTAGTTGGAACAGCTGCCTTGTACATTGGCAGTTTCTCTACATCATCTGCCACTGAGTTGACATACTGACGCCACTTGACTACGTCAGACTCAGGAATCTTATTAGCAGCATGGAGTCTAGTCAGCTCTTGCCTAATCTCCTCCAGCTGCATTACTGTAGGGCTATCAGGAGTCAGTATTGTAGACTCTATCCCTAGATTGTGCCAGAGCTGGTCATAGACCTCACCGATAGCATCTTCAGTAAATCCAATATCAGCTCCTGTCTTGCCTAGCTTAGCAGCATATGCATCTGCCTGTTCTACAGTGTGTAAGATGAAGTCCTCCCTAGGACGGATAGTAGCATGGTGCTGTATCCGAGTCAGTCCTCTATATAAGTCATCCCCAGTAGCACCAAACAGATAAGCTAGGTGATTAGGAGTTAGTTCGGTAGTTACATCTGGTACGAAGTCAGGCATATAGAGTGGCTTGTCCACTGAGCCAAGGAAGTTGCGGCTAGCTCTCAGGCGTAGGCTCTTAAACTTCCTAGCATTAGTATCAAACTCATCCCAGATGGTAGCTTTCTGAGAGCGCTGCTGAGTCCAGAAGCGGTCATTTCTAGCTTTCTTAGGAGTTCTAGGTATAATAGCTTCAATCTCAGCTACCTTGTTACGAGTTGAAAGGATGTTCTCCAACTCGAGACGGCTAACAGAGTCAAGGTCAGCTAATCTAGCTATCTGAACTTCGTTCAGTCCTGCAGCTTCAGCATTCTTTGTCAACTGGTTCATTATCCTGACCAGCTGCTCTTCACTTGTCTCCATAAACTCTGCCAGTAGCTTAGCTGAACCAACTTCAAAGTCATCCATCTCACCTGGAAGCAGCTTAGCTTTTCTCAGCTCAGTTAGCTTTCTATAATCGTGTATCCTCTCACCAGTACCCTCTACCATAGCAGTGATGTTCTGCATATCGCCAAGGAACTCATCTAGATTCCTAGGAGGATTAGCTAGGAAGGCATCAGCCTCCTCTTCTAATACCTTAATCTGATTCTTCAGACTAATAAGGCTAAGCTCTCTCTCCTGCTCTGTAAAAGCTGCCATCTTGCCATCTATATCAGGAAAGATACTGCCATCCAGTACATCATCTCTAATGCCCTTTTTGGTAACCATTCTTACATCAGTGCACTTGTCAAAAGTCTTACCCAGCTCTTTGCTAATCTGCCTGCGCTCAAACTCCAGGACATCTAGCTTAGAGTGTGCTCTGACCGCTTCAGGTCCTATAGTAGAATCTTGCATTAGTACCCGTTCTATGTCCCTAGCATCAGACTTCACAATAGCAGCTATGTTATCTAGCTCCCCTCTATGCTTAGCTATCACTTCTGTCAAGCCTCTCATATCGTCTGGAGCTATCTCTGCCAGTGCTTTCATATAATGGACTTGGTAGTCATAGGCTACCTGTATACTGTTAAAGTGAGCCCACATATCGTAGCCATCTTGGAAGGAAGCCAAGTAGTGGTCTCTGCCCGCTATGTTAATCTTGGCTCCTATGGTCTTGCCACCTAGGAAAGGAACCTTCTCAGGTATGACTACTTCTTTAGTAATAAATGGCACTTTGCCGCCTCTAAATACTGCGGTTCTGCCAGTCTTAGGGTCAACTACAGCCTGAGCTAGCCGTTCTTCGCCTCGCTCAAACATCTGTAACTCATAAGGGGCATTGGCTATTCCTTTGAATAGACGGTTGGTCTCATTCACCCCGCTATAGCTCTTCGGATAGAGTAGTTCTCCTCCACCCAGGAAGCTTCTCTGCATATTCTCAAGGAAGTTGTAAGGACCGAAGTTAGTAAACAGTAGATTCCAGCGGGCTATAGGTAGAACCAGTCGGCGTTCTAGAGCTACTAGCTGAGAGGAATATAGTATCCTGTCAGCTACCCTACTATGCCAGGAAGCTGACCTACCTGCCTGATTCATATACTTAGTCAAAGGACTGTTCAGATTTCCGTAGCGGATTCCTTCTAGCCTATTAAATACTCCCATAAGGACATCAGATGCTGAGTCACCTTTGAGAGCAGCCTTAGCCTTATCAACCACACCCTGCTTGAAGGCTACTAATCTGGTAGATAGCTTATCAACTGTCTCCTCAGTAGCCTCCAGCCCAAGGTCAGCTATCATTTTACCAGCTGTTACTCTCTCGCCTTGACCAGAGAACATATTAAGTACCTCATTATTAAGGCGAGATAGACGATTAGTAGGAAATGCCACTTCCTCAACTATGCCCTTAGTTAGCCTGAGAGCTGCTGCCTCATCTATGTAGTTAAACTCTAGCATTGGCACTCCTGCTCTAACCGCAGTGTCCCAGCCTTCCATAGGACGTGCTATAGCCTGGTCAATAGCATTTGTGCCAGTATCAATAGCATCTTTAGCTGTAAGTCCTTTAACATTGCGAACCTCAGTGAAAGTGCGCTGAAGTACCGAGCTGAACTTCATATAGCTATCTCTAGCAAAGTTCCTAGCCATCATGGTAAAAGTACGAGGAATCTGATAGCCAGCACCAGTTAGCCAGAAAGTACCTTTGATAGGAGACAATACTACCTTTATGCCAGTCTTGAATATAGCATCTGCACCTGCTACAAAGCCACCTTCAAATGCTCCCACCCAAGGACCTATCCTAGTTCCTGCTGCTCTAAGTCCTATTTTAGTAAGTCCAGTACCTATCTTATAGCTAACAGCGGTAGCCATACCTAGACCAATATAGCTAACTGGGTCAAAGAAAGCCTCAGCTCCAAGCTTCAGCCACCAGGGAGCATCCCAGTCGTTAAATGCTTTTGCATAGGCAGCCCAGCTGTCCTCTCCCATAGAGCGGTAAAATTCGTAATCGCCTTCTAGCCTAGCAGCGGCAGTTTCCTCAGGAGTTTTGATTAGCCTATGGACACCTACAATGGCAGATGCTACTAGTGGTCGTGAGAGTAAGTTGAAGTACTTATCTAGCAATTCTACTGTAGCCATCATAGGCTGAGTGAGTGTTAGCTTAGCGAACTCTAGTGGAGTTAACTCTGGAGCTTCCGCTAATACTGTTCCTGCTCGGATAAGATTTAAGCGGTCAGACTCTATTGCCCAATCCTTAGCTCTGGATGATAGCCAGTCCTTAGCACTCTTCATCTCCTCATCTTGCAGGTCCATCTTGCTAAGCATAGTTCTAACCTGCTCCTCAGTCATACCTTGAGGTAGTTCGGCTACTCCAAAGGCAAAGGATTTAGCTATTTCCTCTACGGTTAGATTATGCACTGCTCTTAGCTCTAGCTTAGGAGCAGTAAGGATTTCATTCAGTACTTTAGTCTGAGCTTCTATAGCATCCCCATCAAAGCCTTCTGGCAGTATATTGGAGAGATGTTGCAGACGGTTAAAGACAGATGATAACCAGATAGAATCCTCATCCCTCATACTGTCCAGTGGAATATACTGCAATATGTCCTCTGCCTTCTGGAGTTTATAGTCTGGGATAGATAGGTAGTTTGGCATAGTTACCATTACCTCTTGTCTCCAGCGGATAGCCTTCAGGTCCTGCAAAGATATGTCATACTCTTGTCTAGCTTGCTCAAGCTGCTGCTCATAGTCCTCTATTCTTATAAGTCCACCAGCAGTAGGAGCCATAAAGCCTTCAGGAGGTCTAAAGCCCCAGACTTCGGTTAGAGGACGACTAACACCAAGTTGCTCTGCTCGGAATTTCCTACGCTCTGCCTCGGCTAGTCGTGTCTGAGCCTTGTAATACTCAACACCTAGCTGAGACATCTCTCTGCCGAAGCCTGGAAAGTACTCGGGATACTCTACAGGAGGAACAGTTACAGGTTTCCCAGGCTTTATCGGCTCTATGCCCTCTTCCCCTAATATTTTCTTGGCATACTCTGTCAGCTCTATTGGTTCTGGCATTATGCTCCTCCTTCAGGTGTAGCTCTAGCTGGTAGAGCAGTCCGTTGAGGTACAGTCTCAGGTCTTCCTCTAGTAGGCTGTACTGGCGGTTCCTGCCTACCTTCTTCAGCAGTTAGCATAGCCATAGTTGCATCTGCCACAGTATCATAGAGTCTAGCGGTTTCTCTATCTCCAGTCTTATCTAACCAAGCAGCCTGACGTCTGTAATACTGTATCAGAGCTATTATACTATTGGTAGGATGCATCTCTGCTCTGTCAGCTCTAACCTGAGCTCTCTCCTGCATCGGGTCTCCAATATCAGGAAATAGCTTCTTCAGAACATAAGTGTAGCTCAGACGAAAGTCTGGGTCGAGCATCCTGGCAGTAGTAGCTCTCTGTACCAGGTCGCCAGGAATCTCTACCTCATAGTCAGCACTAACATAAGCATTGTCTGGTAGAGCATCTGGGTAGCTCCAGCTATAAGGTTTTACTCCTCGTTCTCTGATATCTGATAACCAGTCATTATCTATATCCTCAAAGCGGTTGATGAAGGCTTGGTGAAAAGGCTTCATTACTTGGTTAGCAGAGGCAGCTATCTGACTCATAACATAGGCTGTTACCTGACCCTGAAGGCTACCATACATAGCCCAACTAACTCCACCTCTCTGCATCATAGCCTCTAAGTCAAGCTGAGTACTTCTCAGCTCCAGAGGTATAGGTGGAGTGCCAATAAATGTGACATCATCATCAGGTCCACCTCTGAATATAGCACCCCTACGGAAGAGGTCCTCTGGCTTAACTATTGCCTTGCCAGTTCTACTCCGCTCAAAGACTCTAGGCTGAGCAGTATCTCGAAGTAGTTGTAGGCTGAAACTCCACCACTTATTCCAAACACGATAGATGTTCTCATTGGTTGCTACGATAGACTGCCCGAGCTCAGCCTTCCAGCGCTCAGTGCTAACTTCCTGAGTTTGTAGCTTTAGTGTAGATGAGTAAGTTGGAATCATACCCTCTGTCAGACTACCCATATCAGGTAGCCCACCAACTGGAGCTACATAGATAGGCATACGCTTGAAGCGAGTGCGTTCAAACTTTACTAGTACAGTATCTATAACTACAGCGTTCCAGATAGCCTTAGAGAAGGGAAAGGTATCAGATATCTCTACCCACCAGTAGTCGAAGATATTAACATTCCTTCCTACTGATGCTCTCCACTGGGCATAGTTATTACTTAAGCCCCAGTTGTTACGCTTAGCTATATTAGTAGCTTGGGTAGCAGATATTCGATAGATGTGAGCCACCTCGCTAAGTCCCAAGGTTGCATCCCACATAGGATAGACATCTATAGGATTCCAAGGTTCATCATAGCAGCGGCTACCATCATCTGTTACTACAGCAAAGTCAGCGTACCATCCAGTTGCCAGCATAAATCCCAGTGAGGTTCGCTGTAGAGATTGTCTAGGGTTAGTTCGGCGGAAGTTGGTCTGAACATCACTCCAGGCAGTATGAAAGAATCGGCTGACAGAAGCCACAGCAGTCGAGACCTCTGGGTCTACTGAGTCATAATCCTTTACTCTGTGTGGTACATCGGCATCCAGTAAGTGGAGAACTAAATTAAATAGAGACCTCGGGTCGTTGCCTACGAATGACTCCATTTTCTCAGTCTTAAGTTCGTCAATCATCTCTATAAGCCTATACCAGCGCTTCATAGCCTCATCCCTGGAAGCCCAGAATTTCTTAAGCTCGTTACAGCGAGTAATTATTGTAGTCGCATTTCTATTCATTTACATCTCCTTACCGACCCCAGCTATCTCCCCATCCACCCTCTGTGCTATCTCCTACTAGCCCTCGGGCTATAGGCATAGCATCTCTACATACTATAGCAATAGCACCTGCATCATGGTGGTCGTCAGCACCTACTACCAGTATGCCACTCTTTACCATACTGTTACGCCGTATGTTCTTGCACTGAGACCAGAAGCGTATGTCCTGACAGTCTATATCATCCAGATGCCTGCTAACCTCTGTTATCATGTAAGGCTTAGTTGATTGATTAGTCTGCCAGCCAACAGTTCTCATCGACTTACCTGTCCTCACATCCTCACGCCAATAGAGGTCAGAGTAGTCTCTCAGGTGAGATACGATATCTAAATTATCTTCTGGGCAGATAACTCCAGTATTGTAGTAATGACCTACTTCCTTCATAAGCTCTGCCATCTCCCATTCGTCATAGAGACCTGCCAAAGTAGCGCAATGCTGCATTACTGGAGGAATCTCATTGCCATCCTTGTCTCTGTAGCCCTCGATGAAGTTCCATACATGACCAACTGACTCAGATATCTTACCTTTACCTGGGTCAATAGAGATAACATAGCCTTTTCCTTCCTCTACATCATGCCAGATGTCAAGGGTAGCAGTTATGGTAGCCTTAGTTACCTTATCAACAGCAACAATACCCTTTTGTATAGGTGCTGGTCTGCACTCATGAATCTTGGTAGTTATGATGTCAGTATTGTAGGCTTGGTCTCCTGCTACTAAGAAGCAGGTCTCATCATTCTCAGGAAATTCCTGCTCAAAGATAAATATAGTGTCTCCAGCTCGGCGGAGGCTAGATATTTCGGCTTTCTTATATCTCCTCCACCGAAGCTTAGCCATAGTTTCAAACTCACCAAAGCCATAGGATTCTATCAGTAGTCGTATTAGACTAGCCTCATCTGACTGAATGTTCAGCAAAGGGTCACGGTCATCGCCTGGAAGACAGAACATATCATTAGCATACATCTTATACTCAGGATGAAAGAACCAGGGATAGAAATGATGCTTATATACTGAGTCACCAATCATAGTGCCTTCCTTAGCTGCTCTATACATATCACAGAAAGGATTGTCCTCACCATTGGCAGTGCTACCTATGCGGACTTTGGTTCTGGGACTAAGTGGAACCCGCTGTAGTGCAGATGCCATGATAGCCTCATGAGTACCAACCAACCAGAAGGCATACTCATCCAGTAGAAGGTTGTGGATAACTTCGCCTCGTCCAAGTACATAGCTTCTACTACTGAATATATACATAGTAGAGTAGAAGTTGGTAGCCTTATCCTCCCAGCTAAGTTCGGTAGCTGACTTATGGTCTAGCTTAGGAATGGTAGGGATTTTTCTCTCCAAGCTCTGATGAAAGCGCTTAGCCTTCAATATCTGGCGCTGAGCACTGAACTCATCATAGCTGATAATGACTGAGATAGTGCCATTGATAGTGATATTGTCTAGGAAGAAATCGCCAACTATGATAGAGGTAAATCCTACTGAGGCAGGTTTTACATAGATGTCTCTCAGACCAGAGTTAACAATAATATCATCCTGAATAGGATTAGGCACAAGTGGCACTCTCTGCCTATTTTTGTCGTCAATGTCTAGTAGCGTGCTTAGAGTAAGCCGTCTATCAGAGAACAGCGTTCTAAGTGCTTCGTCTTGCGATAGAGGTGTAGCCAAGGCTATCTCCCAGAAATCTTCTTTAATGTGAGTGCTAATCTTGCCTGTTTACCTAGCCTGCCTGAAGCACTACGCATTTTTCTAGCATATGCCTGAACAGTCATGCCTGCTGCCTTTGCTTTGCGAGTAAATGCACCAGGTCTCTTGATAGCCCCTGCAATCCACTTCTTCCCACCTCCAGTGCTCTTGGACTTCCTCGCTCTAGTCGCATTAGCCATCTTGCCCTCCTAGTATGTTATTCTCCTCAGTATCTTGAATCTAGCCTTAGGAAATACTTGCTTAGGAGGTCTACCCTTGCCTAAGACAGTAGTCCTTCCTCTAGTAGTTACCTTATACTTTATGCCTGCCCTTCTAAGAACATTAAGAGTGTGCTGGGATACTCTAGTTGGTGCAGTCCTAGCCTTGGTAGCTTTCCTTGCTCTGCCATTAGGCATATTACTTCCCTCCGTTCATCCTTCTTAGAACAATATTGAGTTCCGTTAAAGCCTTAGTATTCTCCTCACGAGTCTGCTGGTCTTTCTCCAGTAGGCTCTCTAGCCTCTCAGAATGAGCGCCGTGAACATCATGGATTCTGCCCTCAGTATCCTTCCTGTCTTTCCTATACATCCAGAAAATAAAGCAGGCTAGTATAGCTACAGGTCCCCCAGTCGCCAAGTTCTCCAGTAGTATTCCTTCCATTATCTCGTTCTCCTTCTCGCTCTGGTTCTTCCAGCCCTCAAAACTATTGGTCGGCTAAGTCTGGCTCGACTACGATAGACTCTGCCAGGAGACCTAGGCTCTTTAATCCTTATACGGCTTATCTGAGCCCTACGGATATTTCTTCTCGCAGCTGCTACTACTTTAGCTGTGACTGGTCTTCTGGGCACTTTGTCCTCTAGATAATGATATAGTATCAGTGCGACTAACCTGGATTACCTCCTGATTCTTACTTACCCACTCAGCAAAATTAAAGCCACCATCCTTGTCCCCTACCACTACTTCAAGCAACTGCAACTGCTGAGGTGTATAGGCACTCCTGAGTCTGAGCAAATATTGCTGGTCATAAGGGGACAACTCGGCAGGCACTAATTCTCCTGTCTCTTCATCTACTACTAAGTCCATTTCTAATGACTTACGCAGTATTCTTTTGTCTTTCTCTAGAACCATCCTGAAGTTGCGGTAGAAGTCCAACTCAGCGTATTCTCGGCTAAGCTGCTTACGAAACTCAGGGACACGCTCTTCTAGGTCTCTAAACTTACTATCCATCCTGGCTACTTCTAGCCAGCTTCTAGTAAGTCCTAGAACATACAGCGATTCTTCATCAGAGAACCCGCAGGACATCCAGCTGAGATACTTGGCTCTGTCATCGCTCCTGCGGTAAGGAATCAAAGTAGCGGCGGTTGATACTTCCTTAGGCTCGGACTTAGGCAACTTTGGTGTGTGCTCAAGCATACAGTATCCTCCAGTCTGAGTATACCATATATGTAGCTCCACGTCAAGGATAATAAATAACAGTCTGTTTATTATTTTGACCAAGTGGAATAGACAGGTTGACAAGGATAGGACTGATGTGGTATAATGATAATAAAGGAGATGGAAGATGGAGAAGTATGAGATAGACATATCCAAAGGACAAAAGGGTAGAATCAAGATTACCCCCAAGTTAATAGAGCAAACCAGGAGATTCTTGACACGCACTATCTGGATATTCCACCACAACTACATGGAGGACAAAAGTGGAGAAGCCTTCGAACAGTGGCACGAGGATAAAGCTAGGGAGTTACTGGCTTTCCTCAATATGCCAGAGGAAGATAGGGCAGAAGCTACCGATAGGCTCTCGGTCAGTTCCTCTAACCAATGTAGACTTGATGTAGTAAAGTAGAATGGACATATATCTAACAACCTGTCGAAAGACAGTTCCTGCCTGCTCCTACTGCGGTGAGACCATAGAGCTATCCGAACCTATGGTCTGTGGTAAGTTGTGGCAGAAATTTACGGAGGAAGGAGGTGAGCCAAGAAGATGGGTGAAGAACTTTCGGTGGCACGGAAAGAGAAAGAGGGACAGTCAATGTTGCTGGTTAGAACAGGCTCTGGAAAGGCTATCACAACATCCTATAGTGGAAACAAGAGGACGCAAGAGCCTAGTTCTCTCAAAGGCAGTAATGGAAGAGCGGCTAAAAGTACTGAGACAAAGAGCCAGGGCAGTGGCAAAACTAAAGGAGCTAATGCTCGCTCCACTAAACAAGCAAGACGTGGACGAGATAATAAGGATAGGAAGTCGAATAGAAAGCATGAAAGAGAAGATAGGATTATTGGGCGGAGTGCCCAGAACATGGGAATAGTGCATCCAGGTAGCTACTGCGATGAATTAGAGGCAATTCCTCACTACTGGCGTGAAGTTGAAAAGGTTTGTGAAGGCTCACTACTACGATGCATGAACTGCTATAAGTATATATGGCTACCACTGAGCGAGCATGAAGCTGAGCGCATGGGTAAGTTGATGAGGTCCTCTGGCAAGGATGAAGGATATTGCGAATACCTGGACAGAAATAGAGGAGCTAAGATAATAGTAGCAAAAATGCAGGACCTTGGCAGAATGGAGGCAGAGGCTACTGATAAGCGTAAGTTTGCTAGACTAGTAGATAAAGTAATGAGCGATAGGAATTATGACAGAAAGGAGAAGTAAATAAGGAGGAGTAATGGATAAGAACTTTCACAGAACATTTACTAAATGCCCTTGCTGTGGTAGTGAGGACAGATTCCTGGAGCAGCTAGGTGATGAGTTGAAGGCTAGAGGACTAGCCAGGGAGGAGTGGAACTTTCATCTAGATGTCAAGCAAGGTATTGTAGTAGACCAAGTCAAGGAGTCTGCTATCCCTATTGGCTCTGAGATTCCTGGATATGGAATAATGACTGATATCTGCATGGACTGTGGCTGTGTCTATGCTATAGACCTTTCCCGTAGTGATGCCAAGAAGGGCTTAGCTCCTGGGACTCAGATGCCTCCCAATAGAGCTCAGAGACGTAGAATGGGCAGAGATGGTAGAGATGGTGGAGCACCGTCAAGTCCTTTCGTACTGCAGTAAAGGAGGTATAAGCAGTGTCGTAGAACTATGAAAGTAAGTAAGTAACTTTTCTGTAAATGAGAATTCTCTATCTGGCAGTAGAGAGTAATATCACACTGCAAAGTAAGGCACCCGTACCCGCCTGGTCTTTTGTCCAGAATGAGGGGTAGTATGTGCCAGTTGGCACAGTTCAAAGATAGTCCATCGCCACACACTGCAACTAACTGCAACTGCGACTGTCTGCAACTGCAACTGACTGCACTGTCTGGCAAGTGAGCACGTTCAGAATTATTTTTAGCAAGTTACACGGTAACGTGTATGCGTGAGCATGAGTGAGTATGAGTGAGCATGAGTGAGAACGTGCTAGCTCAGCTCCCCACAAGGTAGGTTGACAAGCGTGGTACTATCTGTTATTATGGTATTGTAATCAGATGAGCTGATGCACAGCAAATAACCATCTGATTCTGGAGGTGAAAGCGGCAACGTTCATACTCCGTAAGTACGGAGGATAAAAGAATATGGCTAACGAAGTAGAAGCCAATGCTGTTGAGATAGCTGAAGAAGCGCCAGCTGAGGTCAAAGAGCCTACTGAAGAAGAGCTTATGGCAGAGCTTGAAACTGCACTGAAGTCAAAGGACTTCAAGGCAGTAGCCGCCGCCAGTCGCAAGATAGACGGTATCCAGAAAGCCAAAGAGAAAGCTGAGCTAGATGCTAAGAGAGCAGCACTGGAAGCCATAGGCGAGAAGGTCAAAGCCGCTATCAGCAAGGCAGTCAAGCCACTGGTAGAATCAGGTGACCTAGACGCTGCTGATGGAATCTGGTACTCTTACGACTTCGGAGAGCAAGCTCCAGTAGTGAGACTCATGAAGACTCAACCTAGGGCAGTAAGGGCAGGCGGAGGCGGAGGCGGAGGTAAGAGATTTGATGTAAGCACAGATGAGATGCTCAGCAGGCATGGAGCAGAAGAGTACAAAGATGGCTTAACTTTTCAGCAAGCCTACGAGTCAAGCACTGATAAGAACTGGAGATATGCCATAAGGCAGAAGCTGCTAAAGAAGGAAGGGATACTATAGGTTAGCAGTCACGCAGAGAATAGGACTAGCAAGTTGCCAGCTAGTCCTTTTCTTTTGTCTAAAATTAGAGGAAGTGAGGGAGTCAGTAAGTAACTGTACTGCACGCTGCAACAGATAAGAACGATAAACAATATAGTTCAGTTGATGTGATTGCAACAGAAGGTTGACATAAGTTACGTAGTATGGTATAATAGGGGTATGATAAAGAAGGGGAAGCAGATAAAGGACTACCCTGAGACTCATCAGGTCGGGATAATCTCAATAGAGAATATGCCAGAACAAAGGATAATCAAAGGAGACCTTGGAGTTCAGATAGCAAAGGATGGTCGAGTATGGGTCTGTATAGATGGAATAGCATTTATCAGATTCAAGCCGAAGGAAGATGGACATAGTCTCTAGCATAGGTAATGACCAACTGCTGGCTGAGTATGGTAGTCACCAGTTCAATGAGTTCCGCACTATCCAGCAAGCATGGGATAAGTTGAACTTAACTCCATATGATGTAAGCAAAGCACCACAGTATAGTATGCTACGGCAGTTAATGCTAGGAATACAGGAGAAAGAAGGACAGCATGGATACTAGTGAGATAGAGCGGAAGATATCTAACCTTGAGCGTAAGGTAGATGACCTTGCTTATGACCTACGCAGAGCAGTGGATGAACTGCGCAGTGAGATATATGCAAAGTCAGACAAGTATCACACTCACGAAGGAAGCAGTATATAGAGGAGCTGAGCTAAGGATATACCAACCTGGCGGTCTGTTTGATGCAGCAGCTGCTAAGCCAGGTTACACTGGCACTGCTTTCCTTGAAGGTCCTCACTATCCAGCACCACATACTTGGTATGCTGAGGTAGAGTTAGTAGATGGTATCATAGTTAAGGTAAAGTAAATAAGAAAGGAGGTGAGTATAATGGCAACCTTCAGAAAGCTGAAGATAACGTGGCAGGAACTCAGTGAACTACTGAGCAAAGCTAAAGTACTTATGGCTGATGAAGATATAGAGCTGATTACTCTGACTAAGCCAAGAGTTCTGCTCATACGTACTACTAAGGAGAAGAGGTAAAGCAATGAAGAAGAGTCAACCACCTAAGCGCAAGCAGAGCAAGAAGCAGCGGGCTTTTAATCGCAAGGCTAAGCAGATATCATCGGCAACTGAGCAGACACCGCCAGCAATAGCACCGCTGTCTCCTGCTAGAAAAGCATTTCAAGATTTATAAGGAGGTGAGTAATGGCAGTTCCATCAGAGAAGAGTCCAGAGATGGAGAAGCTCATAGATGCCAGCAATCCATCTGGCAGGAAGCGAGTCAACTCTATCAAGGCAGACATCTGTAGCTGGTGTGGCAAGCCAGCAACTGAGTTCAGAAATGGCTTGAGTCGAAGAGAGTATGCTATCTCTGGATTCTGTCAGAAATGTCAGGACCAGGTGTTCATTGATGAAGAAGACTAGAAAATCTTGAAAAGGGAGGTAATACTAAATGAGAGGAATCAGTGGCATTGAGATTCTGATTATAGTGGCTATCTTCGGTATCTTGGCAGCTGTCATAGTCCCCAATCTGGTTCAGTTTTTTGGCAGTTAGCCAATAAGAAGGAGGTGAAAAGTAATGGCAAAACTATATGGAGTACAACAGACAAGGAGAGGCAAAGAGCTTGAGCCTATTCGCAAGGCTGCCTTTGAAGCATGGCTGCAAGACAAGACAATCACTGGGTCAGTCCTGAAGAAGCAGCTCGATGTAGTGGGCAGTGTAGTTGCAGCCTCAACTGTGTTCGGATGGATAAAGAGATGGAGGTCTGGCAAAGGCTTAGCTAGAGGACTTCCTGCTACGGCAACCGTAGAACCACACTTTATTCGACACCTACTTTTACCCAAGCCTAGGACTAGCAGTAGCCCTACTCTTGATGACATTATCAAAGCTGCTGGAGACTTGGAGACTCTCAGCGTTCTTACCTTCCAAGGCATGATGAAGAAGATGGAGGAGAAGAACACTGCCTACGAGACTATAAGGCAAGAAAACCTTAGGCTACAGCAAAGAGAGACCGACCTCAAGAATGACCTGAACAGCTGTGCCAGAGAAAAGAATAAGGTAATGCGAGAGTACAATGAGCTCCTTGCTAAGAGAAGGGTAGGCACATTGAGCATCAATACAGTGACTCATAGGCTTGAGTCGAAGGAGAGAT